ATAAATCTCGTGCGAACCAAACACGGTCAAAATCTGAAAGACCAAAAGTGTGGGTTCCACCATCATCTCTAGATGCACCCCCTGCACCTGATGGATTCAGGTACAGATGGATAAGAGCTGAAGTCGTAGGATTTCAAGATACCAAGAACGTAACTGGACGAATCAGAGAAGGTTATGAACTTGTAAGATCAGAAGAAATCGAAAATGCTTCAGACTATCCAGTTATCGAAGACGGTAAATACAAGGGGGTAGTTGGGGTTGGTGGCCTTTTGCTTGCAAAGGTA